CTAAGAATGGGAGCTGTCATGTCATGACCTCTTCGACAATTCCCAGCCCAGGTCGGCTGCGTGCTTGGCGGGATTCAGCTCTTGTGTAGTGATGTAGAAGTTCTGCGTTACTGTCTGACCATTCTTACGGTTGTTTAGGAGTGCGCCCAACTGCTCCTGAGTGAACACGGCTTCGGGCTTGGACGTCTCGTTGAACCCGAGCTGGCCTGGCTTCAGCCATCCACCGTTCTTGTACCCACCAGGCTTATCCATAGCTGTCTGAATACTGCCGTAGGTATGCAATGCGTAGTTCAGACCTGCATAGATGTTCGCCAGAGGGTTCATGATGCCCAAGCCAAGGAACGGTCCAGCGTAGGCAGCGAACGTCGAGGGGATAACCTGCATCAAGCCTTGCGAAGGGTCACCGCGCTGAGCATTGATGTCGTACTTGTTGATGGCAGTTGAGTTGCCGCCGGACTCCTGATTCATCCTTCGAAGCACGTTCGGGAGCAAGCTGGCTGGCTGGTGCAACATTGCCAACACCTGAAGGACTAGTGGAGCGTACTGGTCTACGTTACCTCCACCGCTGCCCATTCCCAGAAGCGACTTGGCAAAGTCCTCTGCCTTACTTACTGCACCATCAAGGACCTTGCCAGGAATCGCTGCTAGAGCCTTACCGAAGTTTGAATTAGCAATCTGCTTGACTTGGTCAATCGGCCCCTGGAACATCTTCTTCACAGATCCCACAGGGTCGGAGAAGAAGTCAGCGATGCTGGATCCGATACCAGCGAGCCAGCTGCCCGCGCTGTCGAAGAAGCTGCCGATGTCGCCGACGATACCGCCGTCGGCAAACTTACCTGCTCGCATAGCCTCAAGAACTCCGAAGTACTTGCCTGTCTTGTCAGCAGGCATGACATACTCGCCGTTAGACAGCCATGCGGGAATCATGTCGTCGCGAGGTCCGCCAGGGCCTGCAATCGGACCACCATCTGCAAGGTGTAGCGGATTAAGCTTACCTAGACCGAACAGGTCAGCGATGCCATTCCACAGGGGCACGATGCCGTTGTTGTAAACTACGTCAATGATAAACTGGACGGGCTTCTTGGCAATATCCATCAGCCCATTCCAGATTTGGGTGATCTTGTCAATGGCCCACTGGAACGAGTCAGCAATGGCGTGTCCGAAGTTCAAGACAGTGTTGCCGACCCAAGTGACTATATCATTCCAGAGCTTCTTCAACCAGTTCCAGAAGTTCGTCCACAGGTCGACAATGGTCGTGATGATGGCGTTCCAGATGCCATTGAACCCTTGTGCGAAGTCCTGAAGGATATTGACGAGCCAGGAGACAGCGTCCTTGAACACGTTGACGATCAGGTTGATGAATGCCTGGAAGACACCTGAAACAATCTCCCACAGGCCGTTGAAGATCTCACCAATGCCCTGCCAGGCACGACCCCAGTCGCCAGAAAAGACACCGACAACGAAGTCGATGACGCCCTTGAGAATGTCGACAACACCTGTGACTACAGCCTTGATCACATCCCAGATGAACCCGAATACATCCTTGACAATATTCCACAGGAAAGTCAAGGAGTCGGCGAGTGCCTTCAGGTTAGCACTGACTATGTCCTTGATGTAGGGCCAGATAGCTACGAACCACTGAATGATAGGCTGAATAATCTTCTGAACGTCCGGCCAGATCTTCTGCGCCCAGTCGGAGATGTTCTTCCAGATTCCGACAATGAAGTCGCTTACAGGTGCCCAGGCATGCATAATTGTGGACGTGATATCATTCCACAACTTAACAAGCTTGTCACCGATCTGTGCCTTGATCCAGTCGTACACTACTGTGAGCTTGGCCAGGATAGCATCCCAGACAGCAACCGCAGCTGTCTTGACTGCATCCCAGTGCTGTACAAGCAGGACGACGATCGCAACAACTGCCGCGATGGCAAGGACGATTAGTCCGAAAACTCCGAGCAGCGCACCAAGTGAAACACCCAGTAGTGCCGCAACCCCGCCCAGAGTTACGAAGGCGCCAGCAATAACGACAAGGACACCGACGACGGTCAGGATGACTGCACCGATAGCGACCCAGCGAACAATGTTCTGCTTGAGTCCATCATCGAGACCATTCCACCACTGCAACACACCAGACACAACCGTGATTAGCTGATTCAGAACAGGAATCAATGCCTGTCCAGCAGTGATCTTCAGTGCATCCCATTGGTTCTGTAGCAGCTGTGACTGGTTGACCGTAGTACCAGCCATCTGTCCGTAGGCGTCTTCGAACGCACCTGCGGAGTTGTTCATGTCGTCAACGAAGCCAGCAAAGTCCTTTGCCGACTGCCCTGTTGACGTAACCAAGTCATAGAACCTACGCGCCTGGATTGTACCGCCCGCACCCATGAAGAGTTCCTTCAGGGCAGCAGAGCGTTCAGGTGCTGTGAGGTTTTCCAACTTCTTCTGCAACTGCTCCATAACAGTTGCCATGTCGTTGAAGCCACCAGACGAGTTCTTGACCTCGACACCCATGGCCTGCAGGCGACTAACGACTGCAGGGTTGGAGAATGCATCTAGTGCACGACCAGCTGAAGCCGAGGCAGCTGCAGCGCTCAGGCCGTTTCGAGTCAGGAACGCCATCATGCCTGCGAGCGTCTCATAGGACTGCCCAGCGCGAACGGCAGAGGGAACCGACTGACCCATTACAGATGCAAACTCTTGGTACGTACCAACACCCTCACGGTGCAACTGGAAGTTGATGTCCAGGACCTTATTGACTTGGTCAATTGGGATGTGATACGCATTCATGACCGTCATGGTCGCACGACCAGCGGTCTGAAGGTCTAGCTGACCAGCAACAGCTTCCTTCGAGAAAGCAGTCAGGAGCTGCTCGGACTGCGGAGCGTTAACACTAATGGTAGAGAAGATGTCGAACAGACCATCAGTGAGGTCCTTAATGGGTGTTGCAGTATCGTTAGCAACACGTAGGATCTCGTCACCAAGCTGCTGGTTCGAAACCTTGGTAGTGGTGACCTGGGTCTGAACCCTTGCAACACCCTGCTCGAATTGCTTCGCCGCGTCTGTTGCAGAACCCATGGCCTCGAGTGTCTGTACACCCAGGTCAGCCATACCAATGCCTGTAGCGGTGATTGCAGCGCCAGTAGCAATCTGTGACTTAGCAGCTGTTTGAGATGCCTTGTCCACATCACTAAATGAACCGACCAGCTTAGCCATGATACTGGACGCTTCATCCTGTGCACGGATGACTAGGAGGATCTCACGAGTGCTAAGCGCCACGATTCCTCCTAGCTCTTGGCCCTGTCGATCTCGGCCTTCTGTGCCTGCGCTGCAATCACTACGCCCATTGCTTCGACCCAGAACGGATCCTGGTCAAGCAGGCCTCCCGAATTCGGAAGACAGTAGAAGGTCTGACACAAGGACACCACAGACAGAACAGTTCCTACATCTGCGTCATCCTCTGCATGGCGTCCGTCCCTTAGGACTGCGAATCGGACGCGCTCCCAGAGTTTCCCAGGTTCTCGTCCTCGAAGTTGTTCATGTTGTCGATGAGAGTGCTGATCTCTTCGCCAACCTGCGGGTCGAGGCGCGTCACGTCGAAGTCGTTGGACAGGTTAAGCGCGGCGCCAGACTCGTCGGTGAGGTTGTGTTCTACAACGCAGTTCTTGAAGTCGTAAAGAGTAGACTGGAGAGTCAGCATCTCCATGTTGGCCTTAGCGTTGCCCTTGCGGCCGCGCTGCATCTCCATCTGCATCCGCATAGCGTTCTGCTGCCGCGTGAGCTTCTGACCGTAGGTCATCTTGCGCAGCACAACGTAGCCATCCGGCGGCAGACTCTTGAGGTCGAACCTCTCCGTCGAGTTCATGTTTACAACAGCTGCGGGCATGATGCACATCCTTCTCTAAAGCTAGAGCTCACTAGCTTGTAGACTAGCGATAGACTCAAGTCCCTTTGAGTCTAAGCTAGGGGACCTACGAGCTACGTAGAGCTCTAAGGGGCGTTGTTGATCTTGATTAGACTTACTTAGACTCTGATGACTAAGGAGTCATGTTTTCAGCGGTGGTGATGGCCAGCGTCCAGGCATTGCCCGAAGTAGGATCGAGCGTTCCCTGGTAGGCAATCTTCTCCATCAGCAGGTCGCCCTGGTTGGACAAGTTGCCAGCTTCGTAGGTATCCTTCACAGCCGCGATGACGTCCAGCTGGAAGATCTCACCCGTGACAGCCTTCGTCGCCTTGACCCTGATGCCCTGCGCAGTGAGCGCCTTGAAGGCATCGTAGTCAGTCCGGTCCTGGAAGTCACGGTTCATCGTCATGGTCACAGTACGCTCCTTGTAGGAGACGAACTGTGCACCACGACCTGTATTCTTCATTCGGTAGTTCGGCGTCGCGTTATCAGTCGACGTGAACTCGAACGTGTCCGTGTCGAAGACCTGCGTCCCTGTGGGGATTTCGACATCGTACTCGCCGGCACCGAACGGCTGCAGCTGGTTCGTCGTCCACACGGGCGTAGGCATGCTCTGCACAGTCTCGTCCATGCCGATGATGCTGTACGTCGCAGTCAGCATACCGTTGCTGACACCGAACTTTACAGTTCCCACAGTACACCCGACGTAGCCGAACACTACACCGTTTCGAACGACTGTGATGGAGAGCGTGCGGCCAGCAGTAGCCGAGGCAGTAGGCGTGTAGGTGTAGAGGTACTTGCCAGACACTGGACCAGTCTTGACGAGTGCCTGACGCATCGCCCTGTGGAAGTAGACCATCAGGTC